CGTTCACGAGGTTGAGCATGTTGCCCTGGACATCGAAACTGGCGGTGTCGAGTGGCACCTTGGTCCAGCTTGCGGTTGTGGTGAACGCTGCCTGGCGGTACGCCCGCGCAGCGAGGACTGTCGCTGGCGGTCCCGCTGGACCAGTGGGACCGGTCGGCCCCGCCGGTCCTCCTGCGGGTCCTGCGGGTCCGGTTGGTCCGCCACCGCTTGCGAGCGACACGGACAGAAAGTTGCAGGCCCCGTTGATAAGCAACGCCTGGGGTGCGGACGAGATGAACGCCGCCAGTTGCAGGTGGTCGCCCGCGTTGCACTTGATCTTGTCGGAATGACTTAGCCCGCCGTACGAACTCATCGCCACGTCGATGTTGAACATGCTGACTACAGAGCCGTTCAGGAAGATGCCGACCGCCTGGTTGACGTAGGTCGTGCCAGGAGTGTTGATGTATAGGTTTACGGCCACGTCGTAGACCCCTGCTACCGGGCACGTGTACCAGCCGTTGTTGGTAGCAATGCAGCCACTAGCGTCGTGGCTGATGGTGTCCACCGGAATAGCGGTCCAGGCGCTGCCTGTGCTCACTGTGAACGCCCCCGCGCGGTACGCCCTGGCCGCATAGGACAGCCCCAGGCTCGACGGACCGACCGGTCCCGTCGGCCCCGTCGGACCCGTCGGTCCCGGTCCGCCTTCGATCAGCCCGGCCTCCTGCCAGGTGCCACCCTCTCGGATGTAGAGATCCCCCACGTACAGACCGGTGCCGGTGCTCATCAGCTCATCTCAGGATTCGGAGGCTGGCCCTGCCATTGGCGGACGCGCCGGACTGGCTTGACCCGGACGGTAGCCAACACCCGAGCCGCAGCGACGTGATGTTGGTGGCCCCGTCCCACCAGGTCGTGCCACCTCGCCAGTTCATCACGTAGCTCCCGGTGGAGTTCGGCACATACGAGCCGCTGTGGCTGCTGCTGCGGCCCATCGGCTGCGGCGGGTTGATCAGCAGCGCTGAGATGCGAGTCACGGCGTGCAGCCGCCCGCCCGTGTTGAAACTGGTATGGCCGCACGGGAATCCATACGGCACGCAGAGGCTGTTGCCGATTGCGTCGTTGCTGTTGGTCACGCCGTCTGTGGTATACGACCGGTTCTCGACCCAGTTAGTGAAGCCCGTGTACACCCCATTCGGCTGGATGAAGCAGTACAGGTCGGCTGGCACGTTGAGCAACAGCAGGTCCAGGACGATCTCGTACTCCACGTCCTGGTTGCCGTTGAGCCCGGAGAAGGTGCAGAGAGTCGCATTCGCCGCCAAAAGGTCCGAGATCGAGAACGTCTGCACCTGGGAAGCGGCTCCTCCTGCCTGCCACTTGAGCCCATCCCACAGGTTGAGCACCGGCGCGGGCGGAGTCGGCGGCGGCGCAACCAGAATCTCGATGGTTTCGGCCTGCCACGCAGCATTCGACCCGCCCGTCACCAGGTCGGCGGTCGGGTTGGTGGTGAGCCCTGATGCTTCCCACAGTCCCAAGAGAGCGCTTGAACCGTAGGGCTGCGTCCACACGTTCAGCCACGGTGCAGGCGGATCGACCATCGTGTTGCCAGTCCCGGCCCGGTTGTGGATACGCAAACCCCACGACGTGCCGTCGGCTCTTTGCAACGTCAGCGCCGGGAAGGTGACGGCGGAGGTCGCGCCCGAGCCCGAGGCGCTCGCCCCGATGCTCAGCGCACGGTTGCCTCGAAGCACCATCATCCCGACGTTCGCCGCGTTCGTCCACGTGCCCGACGTGTGGTTGCTGGCTGTCGCAATCGTGTAGGCGACGACGTGGCTCAGCGTGTTCACGCCGGTAGCCCCGAAAATCTGCGTCCACGGTGGCACAGTGCCACCAGCGGCTGGGATCGTTGGCGGCGTGTTGCTGGGCCGTCGCGCGACCATGATGATCATGTCCCCCGGCTGGTGGGTGCCCAACGATACGGACGTACCGCTGGCCGAGTTCGCACCAATGGTCTGGATCGCCGACAGAGCGGTTGGCTGCCCTTGCACCCAGATCGTGGACCCGTTCCGGGGGTTGGGTGCGGTCATACCGAACGACACGGGCGGCTGTGATTGCCTCACGACCTGCCAGCGACCCCAGCCAGCAGCACACTGGAAGGTCGCGCTCGTACCCATCGGCACCGTGTACGCCGCGCCCGCAGGCAAGATGGTGCCGTCGAGCAGGACCAGCGGGTCGTTGGATCGCGCGGGCGTGACAGGCACGTTGTCCGCGAGCGCAACGACTTCGACCACCGAGCCCGTGTACGCCGTCGTGTAGCCAGCGACCGTCCCGCCCGACGGCAGCGTCACAGTCGCACCCGTGCCACGAGGCATCACCAAGTCGCCGACGCGAGCCTGCACGGCCGCTCCCGTTCCTGCCGGGGATTGCACCTGCGCGACACCCATCGCGGGCACGGTGGTGTCGAGCACCATCCACATCGCGTCACTGAGGGAATACAGGAACGTGTAGCTCTGCGACCACCGGCCTTGCAGGTAGCTGATCGGCGCACTGTCGGGGCCGTAGATCCCGCTGTAGCCCTCGACCGCCAGCGAGATCCACTGCCCGTAGTCGGAGTTGCCCGCGACCTGGATGATCGCTCCGTCCGACACAGCTCCCGACCCGCCGTTGCTGGTGTCGTCGGGCAGCGTGACGGTGATGCTGCTGTTCGGGATGACGAGGTCGCTAGGTCGCGCCAGGTAGTTGTTGCTTGGCCGAACGAGCGTCAACTTGCCGCTCGCTCCTGGAGGGCCTGTCGGTCCGCCAGGCAGCCCAGCCGGACCAGTAGCTCCGGTGGGGCCAGTAGCACCTGTCGCGCCTGTCGGTCCTGCGCCCGCTGTGACTAGCGCTACCGCCAGGTAGTTGACGAACGAGTAGCCATACTGGAGGCTGGCACCCCCGCCACTGTCGTATGCCCACAGTTCCAGGTAGTCGCCTGCGTTGCACTGGATGACATCCGCTGCGACCGCGTACTCCTGCGACGCTGCCGTTAGCGGGTATTGCCCGCCGCCTCCTTGTGCGATCTGGGTGCCATTTTTGTAGAGCCCGATTGCAACGAAGTGAGCGCCGGGGAGCTGGAAGCCCAGTTGCCCCTTGACCGCGTAGTAGCCAGTCACCGGGCACACATATCGACCGTTCGTGAGGTCGAGGTTAGTGGCCGTATCGAACACCTTGGTGTCCATCGGGACCTTGTTCCATCCTGATACCAACGTCAGCGCCGAGTTGCGGTACGCCCTTGCGGCGGTCGTTGCGCCTGGCGGGCCGGTTGGTCCGACTGGTCCGGTCAGCCATTGCGTGACGGTCCCGGTATCGAAGTCAACCTGGTCGAGCGAGACGGTCATGCCGTCGTTGTTCGAGACGGTGTAGGGGATGATCGTGCCGTCGGTACCGACGTTGACCTGCCCGATTCCGGCAGCGGCACCGCCGCCGCTCGTGTCCATGATGACGTTGCGGACGCGCGCTATGGGCGGCCGGTAGCCGGTCGGCAGCGTCCATGCGGTCGTCGCCATCGTTCCCAGTCGCATCTGCCCGCGCAGCTTCACCGTGCCGTCGGGGAACTTCCGGAACGCGGGCGGCGTCTCCCCGGCTACCGCCGTCCAACCGTTCGCGAACGCGGGCTCACCGGCAGCACCGACGACATGCCAGGTATCGAGCGTGATTGTCGCCGGGGGAGAGCCGACTCCTTGCGGTCCGGTCGGTCCGGTCGGTCCTGGTAGCCCCGCGCCTGCGGTAATCAGTGTCGCCGCCAGGTAGTTGCCCCCAGCGACACCCGTTAGAGCTACCGCAGCGCCTTGGTTGTAACAGGACAGCTCCAGGTAGTCCCCAACGGCGAGGTACACCACATCAGCAGCGGTCGAGGACACCTGCCCCGGCGAGTTCACGCCAACCGTCATCTGTTGGACGTGGTTCTTCTCGATGGTGACGACACAGCCGCTGGCAGCAGCGGCGAAGTAGAGGTTCGCTTCAACCGCGTAGTAGCCTGCGACCTTCGCGACGATCCGCCCGTTCACCAGGTCCAGCATCCCGCCCGTATCGAAGTCCGCAGCGTCCAGCAGCACGTACGTGTTGCCGCTCGCCACCAACGTGAGCGCAGAGTTTCGATGGCCCCGCGCGGCCATTACCGCAACGGTCGCAGGAGGTCCTGTTGGTCCGGTCGGTCCCGTAGGTCCTGGGCCGCCCGGAGCGGTGCGGAGCACCACGTAGGCGTCACCAGTGTTGCCGTTCGCCGGAAGCTGCGACGGGTCGGTCAGCACCCCCTGGATGTTCGGAGGTCCAATCGGCCCGGTCGGTCCGGGTGGTCCCGCGATGCTGACCGGCAGGTACGCCGCGCTCGCCGCGTCCCAGTATTTGAGGACGGGGCTCATTGCGCCCACGCCTTCGCTTCGAGCGCGAGCCGCGACGAGTCGGGATAGTTCTGCCAGGTGCCACCGTCGCCACCCCACGTCATCTTTGCCGAGTACGTCGTTCCGGCCGCCAGCCGGAACAGCCGCTTGGCGGTGTAGCCCATGTAGGTCTGCACCTGTGAGTGTTGCTCCTGGTAGTGCATTGCCGACTGCACGTTGTCTTGGTCGGGGATCGACAGAACCATTTGCAGCAGGCCGTAGTTGTACGCGGCGTCCGTCTTCTGCACCAGGCCCATTGAGGCCGTCACCTCCCACCAGACGGGGACAGTTGGCGTGATGCTGAGCCGCATCACTTGCCCAGCGCCGTTCGTGATGTCGCCAGCAGGAAGTGTCGCGTAGCCGCTGTACGCCCCGACCATGCGTTGCACGCTGAGCATGATGGAACCGGGCAGCCCCTGCGGTCCCTGCGGCCCCGCTCCCGCCGTAACCAGCGTTACCGACATGAACGTCTGGGTCGCCCCAGTGACGATGTTGCCCACGTGATCGAGGTAGACGTACAGCTCGATGTAGTCGCCAGCGTTGAGTTGCACCGTATCCGCGAACGGCACAGCGCCGTAGTTCGTGGCCGTGGGGCAAATCTGTGGATCGCTGTACGTCGCGCCGTTCTTCCAGATCGAGGCGATCATGTAGGTAGGCGTCGCCGTCGCACTAAGGCTGAAGGTGGCAGCACCGCTGACCTGATACGTGCCAGTTACGGGGGCGACGAAGCGTCCGTTCGCGAGATTGAACAGGTTGCTGCCAGCGTCAAAGTTCTGCGTGTCCAGCGCCACCTTGGTCCACGTGGTGACAGGGATCGCCAGCGCGGTGTTGCGATACGCCCGCGCCGCCGTCGTCGGCGCTGTCGTGCGGTTGGTGAACCCCTGGTCCACCCACACGCCGCCGACGCGCTCGAAGTTCTCCCCGTCCGTCTTGCGGATGCACCAATCCCCGTCAAGTTCCCCCGCGAACGTGCCAGCAGACGGAGTGCCGGTGCCGTTGTACATGTACCAGATCGCCCCGCGCTTCCCCGTCGCTCCAACGAGCGCGGAGCCCGAGTCGAGCTGCACCCCGGTGGCCTTGATGATCTGCGCCATCAACACGTACGGCGGCAGGTTGTTGTGCGCCGCGCCGCCGCCCTGAGTCACCCCATTAGCAGCGGGCACCAACGGGTACCAGTAGGTCGATCCCGCTGGGGGCGCTGCCCCTGATATGGCGTTCCAAACTGACTGCGCGCTGGAAGCGAAGTTCGAGGGCACCTCACTCGCCAACAGCGTGTGCGTCGTCTCGCCGCCCACCCCGCCTGCTGCGCTCGGAGTGTTCGCTCCGTAGATGAACCGGTTGCGGAGGTCCGGCAGGTTGAAGTGCGTCGAGTCGGCCGACCCGTAGGTGGTGCCTATCGCGGTGAACAGGTCTGGGTAGCTGCCGCGCGGCAGCGAGCTTCCGTCCGCGAGCAGCCAGTTGACCGGGATCGTCTGGCCACTGAACGACTTGACGGTCCCGATCTGGTCGGTGTCGTACACCGGCCGGGTCGCGGCAACGTCGGACGTGTCGAGCCACAGATACCCCTCTGGCGGGGCGGGCTTCGGGTTGTTCGCGTCCGGCGGTACAGCGACCACCTCGACGTACGCACCCGAGATGCCCGTGGTGCCTGTGCCCGCCGGTCCGGTCGGTCCGGGTGGTCCGGTGGGTCCGGTGGGCCCCCCACCGCTTGTGAGCGACACGGCCATGTAGTTGACAGTCGCATCGCCGCTGTAGAGCGTCCCTCCCGCTGCGTTGTACGCCCCGATCTGAATGTGGTCGCCCGCGTTGCACTTGACCTTGTCCGAACACGTCAGCCCAGAGACAGCGCTCACCGCCGACTGCGTGTTCGTCATGGTGATCTGCGCACCGTTCACGAAAATGGCAGCAGCCTGGTTGACGTACGTCTGAGAAGGCATGTTCATCGTGACCTCGACGGTCACGTCGTAGACCCCGGCGACCGGGCATGTGTACCACCCGTTGGCTGTGTCGAGACACCCATTAGCGTCGTGGGTGATCGTGTCCACGGGGACGACCGTCCAGGTAGCTGCGGTCATCGTGAACGCTGCCGCTCGCCTCGCACGTGCCGCGTAGGACGTACCGATTGTCCCCGTTGGACCCGTTGGTCCTGTGGGTCCGGCAGGTCCCGTCCCCCCTGGCGGGCCTGTCGGGCCTCCCGCTGGCCCCGCTGGTCCGATATCGCCTGTCGGTCCGGGGTTGCCGGTTGGTCCGGCGGGACCGGGGATTGTCGAGTCGTTACCGGTCGGACCGACCGGACCCATCGGTCCCGTGGCTCCGGTCGGCCCGGTCGGTCCCGTTGGACCAGGCACGGTCGAGGCTGCGCCGGTTGGTCCGGCGGGTCCGGTCGCCCCCGTCAGCCCTGGGGGTCCGGTCAGCCACGAGGTCACCGACTCGGTGTCGAAGTAGGCGTTGATCGCCACGTAGGCATTGGTGCCGCCGAACATCCACGTCACCGCACCGGTCACGTCCACATCGACACGGGCGTGCACGTCCGAGTTGGCGTCGTTGACGAAAATCTGCCGTCCCAGCGGCCGGTAGCCGGTCGGCAGGGTGAAGATCAGCGACGGTGCTGCCGTGCCGCTCTGTACGAGCCCTCGCACCAGGACCGTGCCGTCCGGGTACTTGCGGAACGATGCTGACTGGAAGCCGCTGTAGTTCGTCCAGCCGTTCTGGAACGTCGGCTCGCCCGTCCCGCCGACGTAATGCCACTTGTCCATCAGCACCGCCGTGCCCGGCGTCCCCGGAGGACCCGTTGGCCCAGTTGGTCCTGTGGGCCCGGTGTCGCCCATCTGGACGGCCTCGGCGGAGTCAACCCACAGGTACCCCATCGGTGGGTCGGGGTTCGGCGTGTTGGGGTTCGGTGGAGTGCCGCTGACCTCTGCCCAGCCTCCACCGATGTTGCCCTGCGGTCCCGTGCCGCCGGTCGGTCCGGTAGGGCCCGTGGGACCAGGGACCGTCGAGCCAGGACCTGTCGGTCCGGTGGGACCTGGAACGTTCGAGGCGGGTCCAGTCGGTCCCGTTGCTCCCTGGTACCCCTGAATCCCCTGGTCGCCGGTCGGTCCGCGTGGGCCCGCTGGCCCTGTCGGTCCGGTCTTGCCGTTGCCGCTACCGCCGATGGTGCCGATGTCCTTGTCGGACACGATGTCGAGCAGCACCCAGTCGTGCTCCTCCATGTGCAGCAGCACCACGTCGCCGACATCGAGCTTCACGGAGGTCTGGTACGCCTCGGCCCACTGCGACAGCTCGAAGTCCTCGCCTTCGATCAGCGGCACGTCGTGGTCCTGAAGCTCCACCGTCAGCGGGTTGATCCCGGTGACGTTCGCGCGGCGGACGGACTTGTGGCGGCGGGTGATCTGCTCGCCGTGGGACTTCAGGGCGTCTTTGAGTTGCAGCCGTCCGCTCACTGCACGATCCCGACGCTCGCGTTGATCGGGTCGAGCGCGAGCCGCTCCAGCTCCAGGTAGCAGCGCCGGGTGATCGAGAGGTCCGTGCCGAGGTTCTGTTCGGAGCCGATCACGTACACCCGCACGGTCTTCTGGCCCTGGCGGACGAACAGCGACGAGTACGTCACCTCCACGACCTCGCCCACACAGTCAGCGAGCCCCATCACCGGGTCAACGATTCCGAAGCTCCCGCGTTCGTCGGAGGTCGCGGTGCCGTACCAGCTCACGGCGAAGAACCCGCGCGGCACCGCCGACCCCGCGAACAGTGCTTGGGCGTCGAGCAGCGCCTGGCGTGCGTCGAGCACGAACGGTTCTGGTGGAAGCATCAGCCGCCCTTCTTCTCCTGGGCTTTCTTCTTGGCTGCCGCCGCCGCTTTCTGCTTCGCGGTCCACGCCGCGTTCTTCTGACCGGCCTTGTACCGGCGGACGGCCTGGTCAACCTGCGCGCGGATCTCGGCGGGGTCGAGCACGTCGATGAACCCCATCTGAAGGTCCATCGTGTAGGACCCTGCTGAGGCGCTGTGGACGGCGGAGGTGACGAACGCGATTCCCTGGTCGGCGACGGGCAGCCGGGCGGGCACGTTGGCGTCCAGGAGCTTCTGGGAGGTGTTTGGAGCGAGCGCGCCGACGCTTGCGGTGGCCAAGTCAAACAGCGACGGGTCGAGCTTCTCGGCCTGGCGAAGCGCCGGGCTGATCTTGGCCTGCACTTCGGCGTACGGCAGCAGCTTGACGCTGGTGTAGCCCTCCTCCGGCAGGTTGATCCGCACCGCGTCGCCGCGCCGGATCGTCGCGATCCCAGGGTTCGTCAGCTCGGCTGTGCGCACCGGCGTCAGCCGCACCGCGAGCATCCGGGTCGCGAGGATTTTCAGCTCCGCCTCGGACTCGACCTTCCCGAAGTTGATCGTCTTGCGCACCCACCCGTTGCGCCGGATCGCGCGCTTGTTCAAAGCGGTGTAGGTGACCTTCTTCGTCTTCTTCTTCTTGGTGCCGGTGACGATCTGGCCGCGCGCTTCGATCACGGTCGCGAAGTCCGGGCTCTGGCTGCGACCGAGGGTCGCTTCGAGAAGCTGTTCGCGCAGCGCGTACAGCAACCGGTTGCGGCGCATCGGGACGATCTCCAGAGCACCGACGGGGAACTGTTTGTTCGGAGCGCCCCAGCGGATGATGAACGTCCGGCCCGTGCGTTTCGTCTCCTCGTGGTACGCCTCGGTGATCACGTGGATCGGGGAGGTCAGCGTCGTCTGCGCGTGCGTCAGCCCGAAGTACGCGGTGCCTTGGGCGAGGAAACGCACGGGGATGCGGTAGCGGCGGCACAGGTCGTGGGCGATCTCGTCGCAGCGCCACCCGTTCGGGCGGATCTTCTTGCCCTTCGTGTACTTGTAGTCCGCGACGTTCTGGGCGATGTTCCATAGCTCGTCGGCGAGCGTCAGCGTCCACGACCCGTCCGACAGGGTGACCTGCTCGGCCGTGTTGGCGTTGTAGCCCGGCACGACCCGCATCACCCACAGGTTCGTATACGTGTTGCCGTACCCCACCTGGCAGATGATCTGCGAGCCCATCGCACCGGGTTTGAGGTAGGTGCGGTCCTTCGTGATCCGGGCGGAGAACGACTCGCCGGGGAAGATCAACGGCGCGAGCCGGTCGTACTCCCGCAACGCCGGTTTGTGCAGCGTCAGCGACCCGGTCATCGCCGCCTGCGTGTTGATGTTCCGCAGGTCGTCGGAGGACTGGTCCTGCCACGTCAGCGTGTCGCACAGCCGGGAGATGTCGATGGTGTGCCCCTCCCATCTGACCAGCGTCCGCAGCCTGGTCTTCCAGAAGTCCGGGGCTCGAAGCTCATCCTGGAGGTGGCTCGTCGCGCGCTTCTGGTTGCGGTGAACCCTGGCGGCGTCCTCGTCGGTCAACCCCACGTCAGCGGCGGTCACCTTCTTGTGGCGCTGGACCTCCTTGTGACGATCCTTGGCTTTGACCGCAGGCACCGCTCACCCCTTCTTCTGCGCCGTCCGGCGCTCAGCGGGTTTGCGGGTCGGGCTGGTCGGCACGACGACGGTGACGTTCGGTTTGCCCTTCGCCAGGCGGTGCGGGAACCACTGCTTGAAAATCGGGAGGCTTCCCGAGCCGCCGTGGCACTTGTTCGCCTTCGCGATGGTGCGCCAGTCTCCCGCATCGCCGTAGAAGTCGCGGGCGAGATCCATGAACGTCGTGCCGTTCGTCTTCGAGCGGGTCTTGACCATCCGGTTCGTTTTCACGTCGTAGGCGAGGTAGCGCCCGCCCGTCTCACGGAAGCGGATGTGCGCCGGGAGCCTCGCGCCGTGGCGCGGCGGGGTGCCCCTGGGGTCGCGCCACTCCATGAAGCTGACGGCGGACAGGTAGATCGCGTCGCCCTCACCGTGGCGGTAGTCCTCGTTGAAGGCGGTCAGCACCGCGTACGTGCGGTGGATCGTGGTCGAGCCCTTGAACGTCGCGACGTAGCGGAACGGTGCTCCGGCGACGAACAGGTTGCGAAGCTGATCGACATACCACTCGGGGCGTTGCATCTGCTGCCCGCCCGGTTCTTTGATCGGATACGGCACCCAGCCCGGCAGGTAGTGCTTGTCGTGTGCGGTCGCGCCGAGGTACATCACCATCGTGTCGAACTGCCAGGTGGTGAGCTGCCGGGAGCCGCGCCGCGCGAACTGGTCGTCGTCCACGGTGTCGTAGGTCCCGAAGTTGAACGTGTGCGCGAGCGTGTACTGCTCCAGCGGGGAGCACTGGAACACGAACGCTTGGGGGAGCAGCGCCCGGCCGTTCTGATCGACCGTCAGCCCGTTGCCGATCCCCGTCAGGATGACCTTCAACCCGTCCGCTGGCGCTGGCGGCGGGTCGCGGCGGCTCAGCTTCTTGCCTTCCCTGACCTCGCGCTCGTAGCGCTTCGCGGCGGAGGACTTCTTGCCCTTCGTGATCTGGTTGAAGTAATACTGGTCCGACGCGATGCCCGCCTTGTAGCGGGCCCCCCAGGTGTACTGGTTGTAACGCCCGGCGATCTGCCAAGCAGCGCCCTCCCACACCCACATCACGTTGTGGGTCGTGACGTACCACTGTCCGGTCTTGGCCGTGTCCGGCAGCGCGTTGTAGTTCTCGACCACCCCCATGTAGTGCAGCCCCGCGCCGGTCCCGAGGTCGTAGTCGGCCATCAGACCTCACCTCCGAGGCTTTGCGCGAGCAGCCGCATCTCCTCGTCCACGATCTTCTTCACGTCACCCTTGCGGTTCACGACGATGCTCTGGATCGTGATGCTGACCGGACGGCCCGTCGTGGGGTTTTGGTTCTGCGGCGTGACCTGAACCCGCTCGCCGCTGGGATGGTCCCCCACCCCGATCAGTTGCGGACGCCGGGCGATGAAGTCCGCGCCTGACGCGAACCACGGGATGCGACCACCGCCCGCGAACCCCTTGTCGGGCAGGATCGCGTACGGGTTGCGCTTCTGGCGCATCTGTTCGACGGGGTCAAGCCCGGCCCACCGGTCGCTGACCCGTCCGCCCGTCGCGAGCCCCGGCGGGTGGCGAACGGCGGGCATCGACTCGGGGAACTGTCCGATCCACCCAGCGCCACCGCCTTGGTTCGAGCCGCTGGTGCCGAAGTAGTGGCCGTTCATCGCCATGAACGTGTGGACTGGCGACGCCCAGATCGTGACGTGCTTGCCAGGTCCGGGAGCACCCCAGCTCATCAGCGGCCCGGAGGTCAGCGGCGTGTTCAGCAACCCCGCTGCGTGCAGCACCGCCGAGACGGTGCCTGAGCAGTCAAACCCAACGCCGGGTCCTGAGCCGTGGCCGGTGCCGTGGCCGGGTACACCGATGGCACCATGCCCGCCACCCCACTCGTAGTTGTACCTACGGCTGGCGATCTTGTCGGCCTCGCGGACCATCGCCTGCACCGCCTTCGGCCCGGTCATCGGTGCCGCGCCCGCGCCACCCATGCCACCGCCCGCCCGGAGTCCCGCTGCCTGGATCGTTGAGTTCGCGGCAGCGGCGACCAGGTTGATCCCCTGCTGGCCCAACTGCGCAATCTCGCCTGGCAGCAATCCGCCGATCTTCGGGGCTCTGATCGTTGGGACGGAGCCTGCGAACGACCCGCTGCCGCCGGTCAGTCCCGCGCCGAGCTTCCCCGCGAACGCCTCCTGCGCGTAGCGGATGCGGTTCGACAGCGCTGGTATCCCGGCCCGCTCGAACTGCGACTCGAAGATCGTTGCCGCTCCGGCCGGGGTCGCGGAGTTCATCGACCCGCGCAGGCTCGCGATCTGCGGGTACATCGTCTCCATCTGGTGTTCCAGTGAGCCGCCGGTTCCACTGCCGAAGTTGGAGATTTGTTGCCACATTCCGCCACCGGCCGTGTTCGGGTTGCCGGTGGACTCCTGCCAGGCGTTGCCGAGGATGCCCGCGATGGCCGCTTTGCTCCACCCACGTTTGCTGAAGAACTGGTTCACCTGGCCAACGACCCCGCCGGTCGCGTAGCCGGGGATGCGCCCGCCCTCCGCGAAGTGCGGCCTGGTTTCTCCGGCGACCTCGCGGCCGAGGGTGGTGCCGTACGCCGCGAGCTTCGAGTCCACGCGCTTCTCGGTGTGGCGGTTGACGACCAGCTCGCCACCGTCGGCGATCCCGAGCAGAGTCCCGCCGCGCCCGAGCAGCGGCAGGTGGTCACCCTGGGGCTCGCCGGGGAGGCGTCCTCCGGTCGCGTTCTTCTTCGCCTTGCCACCAAACCCGGCTTTCGAGAGACGCTTCGACGCGCTGGTGCTGACACCAAGCGTTTGGAACGCCTTCGCCATCGCCTCGAAGATTTTGTTGACCCCGGCTTCGGTGGCGTTGACCCCGTTGTTCATCGCCTTCTGGATGTTCGAGACGAGCGTGTCGTAGCTCTTGGAGAGCGTGTCGTTGGCTGTCGTGAGCTGCCCGGAGATGTTGTCCAGCGCAGTCTTGGTCGCCGTCTCGATGGCCTGCCAGTCGTTCTGGGCGCTCTGGCTGGTGTCATCGAACGCGGTCCCCACGTCTTGCAGCGCGCTTTGCAAGCTGTTGCGGCCCGTCAGCGCATCCGTCAGCGTGTTGATGGATCTGACAAGCTGCCCGATTCCCTGCGGCGACAGGTCAACCCCGAGGACTCCTCCCAGACCTCCACCAAGTCCACCGCCGCCAGGGGTTGGGCCTGGTTGCGGCAGTCGCACCGGCATCCCGGTCTGCATCCCGAACATTGGCCACGACCCACCCGCGTGCGGGCCGCTCAGCGGCGTCACCCGCGAGCCGGTCGGCAGGTGCAGCACCTCGGGTCCGGCCTCGCCGACCAGGACCGGCGCGGAGAACGGCACCCTGCCGCCGTCCGCCCCGAAGAAGCTAGAGATGGCATGGAGCCCACCGCTGACAGCCCCACCGACCGCGTGGGTGGCCGCGTGGAAGCCGCCGCTAGCGGCGTGCGCGACCGTTTGCGCACCGGACTTGATCCCACCCCAGGCTGCCTTGCCGATGTTCTTCGCGACCCCGCCGATCTTGCTCGGCAGCCCTGACAGGAACCCGAACGCCGCCTTGAACGGCGCGGTGATGATCCCCGCGAGCCCGCCGAAGATGTGGCTGAAGAAGCTGGGGATGCCCGACGCGAACTTCTTGATCGCCCCGAAGTGCTTGATCCCCTCGGTGACACCAAGCCCGATGGGTCCGGCGAGTGCCCCGGCGATCTCCCAGTGCTTCTTGACGAACCCGGCAGCGGTACCGGCGACGCTGGTGATCCCCGACCACGCGGCACCCGCGCCCTTCTTGATCCCGCCCCACATGGTGCCCATGTCCTTGACGAACTTGCCGCGCCCCTTCGCGGAGAACGGGTTCCACCCGAGCGCCTGAGCCCCGCCGAGCGCCGCACCGATGCCAGCGCCGGGGAGCCCGCCCATCGCCGCACCAGCCAGCGCGTCGGTACCCACCGTTGTGAGCCCCCTGCCGACCCCGCTGTTCAGCACGTTCTTGACGCCCTTGGGAAGCAGCGACTCGGCCAGCGGAATCCCAGCCGTCAGCGCAAGCCCGGTGGCCCCACCGCGAAGACCGCGCATCAACGCGCCGCCGCCGAGCAGTCCCTTGGCTCCGCCAAGCAGCTTGGAGAAGAACCCGCCTTTCGTCACGGCTCCCTCCACGGTGGGGAGAGCCAACTGCTCCGCTTCGCCGACCGCCGTCGCCTCCGCGCCGCCTCCGAACAGCTTGCCCCTCCAACCACTCGCCCGGCTGCGCATACGACTGAGGAACCCGCCTTTGCCTTCCTCCGCTTTTGCTTCCTCGGTGGTGCTGAACAGCCCGCTGCCGCCCGAGCCCCCGCCGATGATCCTGACCCACATCGGGTCTGTTGGGGTGCCCTTCCCCGCGAACCCGGACAGCGCGCCCCTCACGCCGCTGTACCCCGCCTTCGCGCCAATCGCCGCTTTTGAAGCTAAGAACACCGTCGCCAGGCCGGTGATCAGGGCTGGCGGGAACTTGCCGAGGATGCTGACCAGCACGTTCCCGAACGGCTTGTAGATCGTGTACATCTGAGCGAGCGACTTGGCGATGTTCTCCAGCGGCTTGACGAGCTTCCCAGCGTTCTTCATCGCCTCCTGGAAGAAGTTCTGGACACCCTTGGTGCCGCCCTTGCCACCCAGCGCGTTGGCGAACTTCTGGATCGAGTCCGCCCAGTTCTTGATGGTTCCCTGGCTCGCGCGGGCTCCGGCTCCGAGCACGTCGCCGAGGATGCGCGCGACCCCACCGAGGATGCGCCCCCACTGCTTGAACTCCTCGCCCATCAGCTTGATTGACGACCGGCCCTTGGCTGAGCTGGTCCACTCATCGAACCGTTTCGTCATGCGGTCAAAGCCGCCACCGAACGTTTTGAGCTGCGGCTCCAGGACCTTCAGGATGTTCGAGAGCCCCCTGAAGATGTTCGTGACCCCGGCCATGAAGCCGGGCAGGTTTGTGCGGAAGATGCTCCCGAGCATCGTGACCATCGGCTTGAGCGTGTCCACGAGCGGCCCGAGGTTCTTCTTGAAAGCGTCCGCGACCGCCTTGGTGTTCTTGTCCGCCTCGGTCGCGAAGAACCCCATGTTCTTGCGCAACGTGCCGATAGCGGTGTTCGCCAGGTCGAAGAACGCGGCGCGGCCGGGCGCGGTCGCTTTCTTCCACGCCGCTTCCATTCCGCTCAGGTTCTGGGAGAGCTGCTGGACGCCGGGGTTCAGCTTGCTGATCGCATCGAGCCGCGTCTGGGCGGTCTTGATCGCCGTCACGTTCCCCGTCTGCTCCGCCGTCTGGAGCTGCGTCACAGCCTTGCGGTAGTTCGTTAGCTGCGTAATCGCGGGTTTCGCGACAGCCACGACGGAGCCGAGCCCCACCGCGAAGCTGCCGAGCAGCCCGCCACCGAGTAGCGCCCCGCCGCCAGCCGCGAAGCTGAGCGACCCCGCGAGCGCACCAATCGCACCGCCGAGCGCGACTATCGCCGGTGCCGCCGCAATCGCAGCGGTCGCCAGCAGCGGCAGCGCGGTGACGAGTCCCTTCACCCCCCCGGCGACCCCGCCGAGGCTCGATGCGAAGTTGACCAGCGCCGGGTGGTTCTTCAGCATGTTCCGCGCGGCGTTGTCGATCCCCTTGCCGAAGTTCGTGACGTGCCCTATGAGCGTTTTGAAGATGCCCGACAGCCGCCCGGACTCGTCGCGGTGTTTTCGGAACTGGGACGTGAGGTTGCTGAGCAGCCCTCTCGTGCGGTCGAAGTTCATGCCCAGCACCCGCACCGTTTTGCTGGTGTCGTCCGCCGTCTTCTGCGTGTCCTTGGTCGCGGCGTTCAGGTCCTCGGTGGCCGAAGTGATCTTGCCGATGCCCTGAGTCACAGGCGCGAACGTTCGCTGGTACCCAGCCATGCCGGTGCTGCCGCCGCCGCCCATGTCCCGCAGCGCCTTGTCGGTCAGCTTCGCCTGCGCCGCGATCTCCTTCAGCTTTGACGACGCCTTGTCAACGAGGATGAACGTCGCTTCGAGGCTGACGGCCACTAGCTAGCCCCTCCCCATCGCCTTCGCGACCCTCGCGGTCTGGCCACCGGCAGCGAGCTTCGCTTCGATCTCGGAGGCGTACAGCCCAGCGCCGTACAGGAAGTGCCGCAGCCGCGATGGGTAGCGCGGCAAACGCGGCTCCTGGTCTGGATGGCCGAGCGGGCGGTAGTCCACGTCAAGGCCGTTGTACGTCCTATAGGGGTCCTCACCGCCGTACCTCCAGGCCAGGAACAGCATCTGTGCTTCGCCCCCGGCCTTGATCAGTTTTTTGCGCTCAGCGCGTCCCGCACGTCCTCGTCATCGAACCCGGACAGAGCCATGATCTGGTTCGCGAGCTGGGCGATCAGCCCAGGCTTGCGGCGGAACTGCGTCTGGAGCAGCGCCTCCGGTGAGACGCCGCGACTCCGCGCGAGCGCTTCCACGTCAGGATCGACAGACCCGGCCATGATCACCTTCAGGTTCCCGAGCTGGTCGATAGCGAGATCGTCCTGACGGCCACGACGACGCAGCGCTGACGTGGTGCGCTGAATCCGGCGCAGCTCGTCGGAGTCCACGGGCCGCACGATCCACTGCACCCACTTCGGGTTGTCACCAACCCCGACGTTGATCTCGATGACGTGCGTCGGCTCGGCTTCCTCGTCGGGCTCCTCCGACAGGAACCACTCCAGCGCGGAGGTCACCTCGCTCTCGGACACCTGCTTGTCGGCGGCGAGTTCCGCCAGCACCTCCGACGTGGTGCGCTCCTCGTCCTGTGAGCGCTCCTCCCGCCCCCTAAGGGCGGTCGGTGGCGGCAGCGCCTGCTCCTGCTCCTGCTGCCGTTGACGGCCTGCTACGGGCCGCTGGGGCGGCTCAGGAGGCTCTTGGACGCGAACGTCCTCAGTGTCTGGCATGGGACTGCTCCTTCGGGGCGCATGGCCTCGCGACGGTTTGACAGATCAGCCATGCCGCGTCACCTCGCGGAGTGCTCGTGCAGAGGGCCGTTGTTCCAGGGGGGTCGGGTCGAAGTTGCGCTCGCCTTCAGGCAGGCGGCACTGCACCTCGATGCGGCTCATCTTTGAGAGAAGGTCCCGTTGACCGTGCGAGTTCTTCTCCACGACATAGGCTTTCAACTCCAGCCAGGCCCTTTCATAGTCCACGATCATCAGGCTGCTCGCAGACCCTCGAAGACACGGCCTTCCATCAGGCTTTGGCGCAGCGACAGCAAGCGCTCATCACGAGCACCGTGGTCGCAGTAGATCAGGACCGCCTCGCGCCAGACCTCGTAATCGCGGGCCTTCTTGCTACGCAGCGGGAACCGGTCGAAATACGCAACGAGCCCGCGCATGTCCGTCTTCGCGCAGACCACCCAGACGTATCGGTCCTGTCGGTTCGCGCCGTCTTTGCGGGCAGACTTGGCATGCCTCACGGTGCCACCGAAGGACTTCGCCAGGCCATCGAGTACGGCACGGTCGTCCTCCCGTAGCCCAAGCTGGAACCACGGCTGCACACCGATCACGTCATACCGGACGATCTTGCCTCCGCGCTGAACATCCTGGCGCTTCTGCACCAGCATGAAACAGCCCTCGCCAGCAGCAAAGCCAGCGAGCCAAGCGTCGCGTTCGTAATCAACGATCACGACGGACCTAGCCGCTCAGCGTGTCGAGGTACCGGATCGCGGGCTGGCCGGTGATCGGGTTTGTCTGCCCCTCGATGATCTCGAAGCTCTGCAACGGCTTCTCTGTCTCCCAGCCGAAGCTGAGCGAACGGTCGATCACGTCAACGGTGATGTCGAACCCCAACGGCAGGTCCCACAGCATGCACCCGTTGAGTTGCCACACCTCGGCCCCGAGCGCATCCGGGTCGTCCAACCACACCTGCATCGAGAACGACCGCATCGAGCCCGCCTGCGTCCCGCGCAGCGCCCGGCGTTGCGCAAGGCTCTGGGACATGTAGCTGTGGATGTACTTCTCCCAGTGCGTGTCGATCTTCTGGATGTTGAACGTGCCGTCGCGCGTCTCCCGGCCCGGCTTGATGCCCATGCGGGTCGCGCCAACGAGCGGGATCTCGACCTTCGCAATCGTGATCGTCGCTACCACGTTCGTTATCTCCGCTCTCACGAAACCGTCCATGATCGCGTAGCCGTACATCCCTGAGATGCGATATAGGCCCTCACTTGATCCAACCTCAGCCATAGAAGCTCACCTCCTTCTTAGCTCACGTTATGTACACGGTGTTGTAAATCTGCTCGACCGAGCGGCCGAACGCGATCCCGTACACCACCGCGATGAACTCGTCGTCGTCAGTCGGCGGCGGGATCGGGTCAACACCGACGGTGAACCCGTCCTGGATGACGCCGAGCCCGGCGCGAGCGTCCATCACCTGGTGCCCGTAGCCGACAACCATCGCTCTGGTCTGGTCGTTGACCTGCAACAGGCCGATGGCCGAAGCGGTCGCCCAGTCGGTGATGTCCGTCTCGATCCCCTGCATCGTGCGCACGAACTTCGGGTTGCGGTAGATCAGGTACGGCTTGGAGTCATCGCCGCCAACGTAGGTCGTCAGGCCCTTCTCGACACGGATCGGGGAGGCGGCGTTGGAGTCCATCCCGAACACGACCACGCCACCGTCGAAGCACAGCGACACGTCGGAGTCCGAAGGCAGCACCCCGGCGGTCGTGCCCTGCATGCGGGCGAACGTGAGGCTCATCGACTCGCCGCGAGCAGCGAGGATTCCAGCGATGCGCGGCGCGAGCTGCGAGGTTGAAAGCTCGCCGAGCTGGTCGTCTACCAACGACCCGACGCCCAGGTTGACGATGTTCTCCCCGCCGCCGTCGCCCGGCAGCCCCGACATTGCGGTGGAGCGGTCGATGGCGGAGGTTGCGGTGTCGGTCAGGTCGCCGCCGACCACGGTCATAAACCGCTTGCCGGTGGTGTTCAGCGACTGGCTCCACGTCTGCACTGACGCCAGGATCGAGGAGTCCGTCAGGTCGAACGGGGCGAACAGCGAGAAGCGCGCGGCGCTCAGCGCGTCGAGCGTGTCCATCCAGTCGGCGGGCAGCAGCGTCGCGCCGTCGTCACCACCGGCGAACGGCTGGATCTGGCTAGGGGTCGTGGTGTCCAGCGCGGTGCCGTCTGTCGTCACCTCGGCCGTGACCCACTTCGAGGTCTGGTTGATCTGATCGACCATCGTCTGGATCGGCGTGGTGCCCGAAGCGTCGGCGGTGTGCTGTTCGATGATCGTGCCGTTCAGGGTGATCAGCACGTCGGTGCTCGTGATCACGCTGGAGACGCGCACCCGCACCCCGAGGTTGTCGCTGTAGGACCCGTCGTACAGCGCCGTCAGCTTCATCGCAGCAGCCGAAGACGAGTTGTCGAGGTCGATGGTGCCCGCTGCGGCAGACGCCCCGATCATCCGGTAGGCGAGAACCTCGCCAGCGCCACCGCGACCGCCGACACCCTCACCCTTGAAGCACTGCATCACCGCCGCGTAGCCGGGGGTATCGGTGGACGGCCCGAACTTCGATTGGAAGTCCCCGAGCGACAGGCACGGAACGATCTGCTCGGTCGGACCCCAGTCGTGGATGATGGCCAGCGCCACGACCGAGCCGATGTTCGGCGGGATCGTGGTGGTCGGCTGCGCCTCCCAGTTGAAGTACGCGCCTGGCCTGACCGGCCGCGCGTCCTTGGAGAACGAACCAGGCATCCGTTACTCCCCCTTATCCAGTGGCGTCGTGCGCCACTTCTCGATCTCGGCCTTGGCCGCGTCCACGCTCATCATCTCGTCGGGCTCGTGCTCGCGTAGCGCGCCCTTTGCTGTCCACGACGAGCACCCGAGGTACGCGGTCGCGCCCTCGATCAACTGGCTGACCGGCATGTCAGGCAGGCTCGGTGCGTCCGTCTCAGCCGCCTTGGTGGTCTGCTCCTGCTTGCTCTTGCTACTGCGCGCTGACGTGTGCGCAGCTTCCGGCTCTGGTGATTCCGTTGACACCTCGTGTGCTCCTCTCTGTGAACCCCACAGGGCGGGCTGGAGCCGATACTAAGCCGCGCTCAGTCGCCGCTCACAGATGAATCTTCACGGACTCGCACGCTCTCCAGGATCGGGGAGTCGGGGATCGTCTCAGCGACCCGCCGCCACGCCAGCCGCACGTCGCACATCACAGCCCACAGCGTGTCCTCGTCCGGGTCCACGAACGGCTGGGTGGAGAGGTCATTGACGCGCATGAACGCCCTCGGGTACCACACGCCCTGGTCCCAGTTCTTCGTGTGGTAGTAGTTGTACAGCGGCACGCGCATCGCCCGGCCGTTCTCGACGCCGACGCGGAACGCGCGGTACAGGCAGTTCTCGACCCGCTGCGCTTTCAGCAGCGCCTCGTCCGGGTTACGCCCCTGCTCCGGGTAGGCGGCGACCACGAACGGCTGCACCATGTCCGCGACCCACCGCCCGCCGGTCAGCGGGTACGTTGTCCCGGCAACCTGCCAGACGCGAGCGAACGGCCTCGCGAACGCTCCCTCCTCGCGGGAGATCCGCACTTCCCAGTCGTCGCCGAGCGCGACGGCGACGTAGCGCTTGACGCTACGCAGCGCGTCCTGGTGCGCCCGGCCCGAGTCAAGCGGTGGTGTCGTGGTGCTCAATGCGAGCGTGCTTGCGCGCTGACCGCAAGCGCCTCCATCTCGGTCTTGAACAGTTGCAGGTCGCCGTCCATGATCGTGCCCAGCTCCGATTCGGTCTTCGCTGCGCCGTACTCGATCATGTGCGCCGGGGGGCTGCCGGGATGCCACACGTAGCGTGCGTATGCTCTGCGCCCGCTCACTGGGTCACGCCATGAGAGAAGCTGATTCGGGGGGATCGGTTCGATCAGGTACTTGCGGTGCTCGGGCCCCCACAGGCCGGTGCCGTAGTTGACGTACGGCGCGTAGTCCACCTCGGTGCGCACGTGGGTTTCGTAGCGGTTGCCGATGTTCTCGGTCGGGGTGCGAAGCCAGCTTTCGCGCAGCACCCCGGTGCGAACCGGCGTGTTCTCTCTGATCCGTTCGTGCAGCCTGTTGCCGCCGGTGTTGGCCATCCGCTTGGCGGCGCGCTCCGCCGGAGTGGAGTCGAACAGGTCCGAGAGGTTCGGCCCGATGTACTTCGTGATGAACCTGACCTGGTCGGCTACGGCTCGGCCCTCTCGAACTGGTGCTCCTCGACTCTGGTGACGTTCGCCATCCACCCGAGCATCTTCTTCTTCTTGCGGATCGGTTCGCCGTCGGACGTGATCTCGAAGATCGCGCGGCCCAGCTCGCTGGAGTTGACCTCCAGCCGGTCGCTGCCGTTGATCGCGAGCGTGTTGCCGTCCTGGTCGCGCAGCCCGCACATGATCGTGCCGGTGCGCGGCACCCGGCGGCGACCGCCCTGCGTGTCGTCAGCTTCCGGCGCGGCGTTGTAGACGAAGCGGCATTTGAACCACGGGTCGTGCAACGTCTCGAACTGGGTGGTGCCCTCCACCCGCACTGGTGTTGGGGTTCGCACGACCCGCCGCGCACGGTCCACGAGACACCCCTGGAACGACACAGCTACGCGCCCCAGGTGTTCGCGTCATAGGCTCCTCTGGCCATGCCGACCCCGAAGCTGTACGGGTACAGCCCGTCGTAGTTCGCCCAGTCCGCCTCGGTGACCTCGAACGCGACAGCCCCGGTGCCCTGGATGACGTAGCGCCAGTATTCCTGCATGTCGGGCGTCATCAGCAGCCACATGTCCATGTTCAGCGCGGCGTTCGGGTTGATGTCCGGGATGCCGGTCGTCGCGCCCGTGTAGCGCAGACGGCCGGGCTCCTTGCGCGTCTCGGAGTAGTTGCCTGCGGTGAAGCTCTGGATCGCGTCGTCGTTGAGCGTGTCCACGTAGTCCTCTTGGGACTGCATCGCTTCCTGCTCGACTCGTAGCTGCACCGCGTCCTGGGCGATGGTCACCAGGTTCGGCGGCATCGTGTCGTCAATCGGCCGTCCCGTGATCGCCTGGAGGTAGCCGCACGCACGGGCAATCATCCGCCCCAGATCAACGTCGGTGTACGGGTTGTCGAGCCCGGCGAAGTTCACCCGGCTCCACGACGTGATGTCCGCCACCGTGGGCGGCAACACCGAGGGAGGCGCTATGACGCCCAACGGGCCCTACTCGCTGCTGGAAGAAGCCGCTGCGGTGGTGCGCCGCGACGAGCTGCGCGAGGTCGTCTTCTCGGCTTCCTCGTCCGTCTCGTCCTGGCCCCGGCCCGCTGTGCGAGTCAGGCGCTCGGCAGCCTTCTCCTTGCCCTTCACCACATGAGCGGTCTTGTGGATCTCGCCGTCCTCGTCCTCGGACACGACGACCACGAACGGGCCACGAACGGCGTAGTCAAGGACCGTCGCCTCCGCGTCATCGAGGTAGCTCTGCGCCTCGTCCTCGTCCATCTCGTCGGTCGCTTCCTGGTTCAGCGGCCGGTTGCTCGCAGCGCGAAGCTCCTGGGTGAAGCGCTCCTGGTTGTCCGCGATCATCTGCTCCGCGTTCGGCGCGAATCCGGTGCGGGCCTCAAGCTCCTGACCCGCTGCTTCTGCGTCTGACCCTCTGGGACTCATTGCCGCCTCCATTTCGGGGATACCGCCTGAAGGCTACCCTCGGCCGATGCCAAGATCACAAACGAGCCATCGTGCCCTGCAAGCGGCAGCTCGCCGCCTGCTAGGGCACTCCAGCCGGTATCCGTTGCGTGCGCTTAGGGAACGATTGAGCGGTACGCGCCGCGCGGGTCGATCACCCCGACGCCATAGTCCGACCGGACCTTGAAGTCCACCGAATCCAGCTCGAACTGGTAAGGGTCGGTTCCTGAACCGAGCGCCATCCTGACCATCGGATCGCGCAACATCACCTGAGGCTCTGCTTGACCGTTCAGGAAGCCCACAGCGAACCCTGGCACATCGTTCGGGTCAGCGAACAGATACCAGTCATTGGCGTCGTGGAACCACGGGTCACGCAGCACCCCGTCGGCCGGGAGGATGCCCGCGAGCGGGTTGATCGTGCCCTTGTCCATCACTGCCGAGCCCACGCCGGGCGCTCCCGCCCATTGGACGTTCGTGCCGGTCTGGGTGGAGTTCAGGATGCGCTGGGCGATCATCTGCATCCGCGCGTTCTTGACGACCAGCACCGACGGGGTGACGACAATCTGGTTGCCGTCGTCGTCAATCTGGCCTTCCATGAACGCGAGCGCGTCCGCGAGCGAGTCTTCCGCGAGCGGGGTGACGACCTGGTTGCCACGGGTCGTTGAGTAGAACGGCTGGCCGTCCGGCGCGTTGCCGGGGTTCTCGATCATCGCGATCACGGTCTGGAGAATGAACACCCCGGCGGCGTAGCCCATGTCGGCCGGGTTGCGGTTCAGTAGCTCGTTCGAGTCGTCGTTGATGATTGCCTGGCGGGTGATCTGGTAGACGCCGCCGTACGTGTCCACCGACAGGGTGGCCGGTGGGCGCTCGGTGCGCTTCATCCCTGGGTAGTTGCCGTGGTCACCCACGTACCCGATCCCGAGCAGGCCGTTCAGGCCACGCAGCCGCCGCTGGCGGAAGTCGGGGGCGTTCTCCTGCCGGGTGTACCGCTGGTACTGCGCCTGCGCGCGGCTGTAGCCAGTCCACATCGACTGGCGTACCGGCCCGAACAGGAACGACGCGAAGTCAGCCTTCGAGTCCGCCTCCTGCAAGATCCGCTCGTCGCGCCACTCCTTGTACGCCTCCAGCAGGCGGATCGGCCTGCCGAACTCACCGTATGGGTTGCCGTTCATC